CTTCCGATGGTTCCGGCTTATCGTGTGCGTCCATGCCGAAATCTGGAATCGAGTACGTGGCCTCGATACTGAAAACCTTGAACCCGGTCGCGTTGATTCGGATGGCGCTGCACCTGCGGCCCGATGTCGGCGAGTCCGGGTCAGTGTCGTTGTAGACAACCGGGAAATTCTCATCGGCGAGCACGTCATGAGTGGTGACGTGTTCGGCAACGAGCCAGGTGATCGTGACCCGACTGAAATCATATTCGTGGCCGAGTGGCTGTCGGTGGAAAATCGCCATTAGTTGTTGCTCCCGATGCCTATGATGATCGGGCCTTTTGTCGCGGCGGCAGCGATTGCCTGTGTGGCCCGCGCTGTGGCTGCTGTGGATGTCTCCACCTGCTTAGAACTCGCAAGCTGCTTGTTGGCGATGTCCAGCAGCTTGCGGTCCTGACTGATCGTTTCATCCTTCACGCCGGTAAGGAACCGATCGGTGTTGAGCGTGGCGAGTGGTGCGGGTGATGCCGACCTGTTTTGCCGTCGCATCGCCGCAATCTCCTCTTCGCCCTGTAGAGCGGCGAGTCTCTCCGCTATCTCGAACTCGCCAACACGCCTTGCATCCCTTATCCGCGTGGCATAGGCGGCGCGGATGTGCGACAGTTCCGCCTCCAAAACCCTCCCGCTATTCCGCAATCTCATTTCGGTGATTTGCGCGTCGAGGTTTACAATTTCATCAGCTTCCCGTTCCTTCTCGTCCCGCACCATTCTGCGCATCTCGTCAGCGGCCCTTCTCTTTTCGATCTCAGCTTCTGCGGCTTTTTCTTGCTGCTTCGCGTCAACTTGTTTCCGTTCCTGCTGGTGTTTCTTTTCCAGCAATTCCCACTCGGCTGCCTTAGCGACCACCACGACATCGTTCGCGTCCTTGACCAACTCCAGAATGGCGCGTCTCTCTTCTGCCTGTTTCTGCAACAGCGTCAGCCGCTCACGTTCCGCTTCCGGTGCCTCTAATATGGCAATCTCACCCTGTAGTTTGCGCTGGCGTTCGAGCGAATCGGCAGCCGTCTTCAGATCATCTGAGTTTCGCTTCTGTCGCTCTTTGTTCGCAGCATCATCCTTTGCCTCCTGGGCTAGTCTGCGGGCGATAACGACATCCAGCTTCGTGTACCACAGCACGAGGTTCGCAAGAGCGTTTCCCACGTCCTTTACGATCGGGACTGATTTTGCCGTTTGCTCGAACACGTGCTCCATCGTATCGCCGAAGCTCATCGCGGCGACCTGCGCCTCGCTCAACGACCTGGTAAGGGAGTCGATTGCCCTTGCGATCACGGCGACCTTTGCCAGCCGCATGACCGTTTTCTCAAATCCGCTTGGCCGCTCATCTTCGGCTTGTTGCTGCCGCGAACGCTGTGCAGCTTCCCGCATCTGTGCTTCGGCCGCGCGCAGTTCACCGGCCACCTGGTTGCGGGCGGTGATCAGAGTCTCGACTGTGTCTTGATATTTCGCCATGCTACGGCCTCAATCCGAAGTGGGCACGCCACGCCGATGTGTCGGCCTGGATCATCGCGCACGCTTCGACGAACGGCGAGGTCTGGTCAAGCAGGCCACCAGCCACCGGGAAGGTTTTTAACTCGCGCACGTACCGCGCGAACCGCATCAGTTCGTGCGTCTGGTGGTCAACGTGATTCAGCGGGCAGCCCGTCAAGATGATCCTTCCATTGTCACACGTCCCGCAACTTCCGTCTTTGCACATCGGGCAGTCGAATATCTGCGGCTCTTTCGGCGTCGGCGGGTCTACGCAGTCGCCGGTACGGCCGGAGCATCCACCGCAGACGCCGCCGCAACTGAAGGCGACGGCGATTCGGAGTTTTTTCGGGCGTTACCGCCAAGCTCGTTGTGCAAAGCAAGTTGTCGCGCCAATGCCGAGATATCCGGCAGCGTCAGTGCGTCGGCAATGCTGGTCGTCGGCTTGCCTTCGTGGTCGGTCAAACTGCGTGTTTCGACGAGGTTGAAACTCGCCGCATTCAGCACGGCGCTAAGGTACTCGTCGCCGTGCAGGCTGTTCAACGCGGCCCGCTTCCGTTCGTGGTCGCGCAACTGGCCGAGCGTGCCGTAGCGGTAGATGAGCGCCGGCCGCTTGTCTTCCGGCAACGTTGGCTTCGCATCGCTGCCGAGGTCGATGTCGAGGTAGATTGTGAATGTATCGTTCGGGCTAATCATGCTGCTGAATCTCCTGTGTCAATGGATGTATGATGCATGGTGGTGTACCTCTATTTACTGGTCATCATCGCCCAAATGGTCGCGCAGATCGAAGCTATCGCTGCTGAGATCGCTGCGCCTACCCACACCTTGCGGCGCTTCTCGTCCTGTTCCAGCAACGCGAGGCGGGTCATAACCGGCGGACTGCCCGGATCACCCACATATATGGCCCTGTGGATGTCCGTGACCATGTTTTCGACGTTGTCCAGTTGTGTTCGCTCAGCCATTGTTTATCTCGCAAACTACGCGACAGTGTTGAAGTCGATCACGCACTCATCGCCAGCGGTGCCGTTCGTGGTGGCGATCATGGTCAGGCTTCGCGCCGACAACCCGTTGCGATCGCCCGGCGCGATCGGCTGAATCTGCGCGTAGGGCACCGACACCGACATACTGCCCCATGCCATGCTGAATGCCTGGATGGTTTTCGCACGCTGGGCCGCGTCGTCACCGCGAGCGAGTTCCTCCAGCGGGTCGATCACCAGTTCAATCGCACGTGATCCGATCCACGCATAGGCGATACCGCCAGATGCGTTGGTGTCCATGACGAGCGACACTTCGTTTTTGATCGACAGCGTTGCGGTGGCAATGCTGATGGCAGTATTGGCCAGAGTCGTGACGCTGCTGCCGAGCCGTAGCCCGGCGTGTTGCGAGGCGACGGTGAAGGCCGGAGTCCACTGCGTTGCGTTGGCCTCGGCCTCGTATCGGCCCATGAGCGTCCACGCGACGGTGGGAATGCCGCCGGCAGGCAACGTGATCACCGCGGACGACATCGCGCCGCTGATTTTCTTCAGCCTGCCCGCCTCGTTCTGCCCGCTGGTCAGCCACGACCAGAGCGCCGTGTTGTCCGTCGGACTCCACGCTGAGCCGGTGTTCGTCCATCCGAGCGACGGCATGAGGATCGTTGACCACGGCGCGTCGAGCATAAACTCGGTCGTGAACGTGTGCTGGCCGGATTCTTCGCCTGGTTGTGCCGGGCGCAGGCTGAGCGTGCCGGCGGCGCCCATGGCGTTGAACGCCACGTTGTTGACGATTCCGCCGTCGTATCCGTAAAACAACGTGTCGGCGTTGTTGATGGCGACTGGTTCGCCAGCATTGGTTTCGGCCTTGGCCGCGATGATTCGCATTCTCGTTGAGAGGGGCATCGGTAGCTCCTAGAGGGCGGTGTATGGGTCGTTGTCCGCGTGCGCGTAGCCGATGGCGACTGTGACGCGCACGCCGGTGGTCGTTCCGTTTTGGTCCTGCACAAGCTGGGGTGCCCGCAATTCGGTGTTGTGGCCGAGGCCGTCGTATCCGCCCGGCCCGGCGAACGTATCATCCGCGTCGAGGTAGAAGTCGGCGGCGATCGCCCGTTCGAGCTCGGCTATCGCCACCGCATAGAGCGCGTCCATCGGCGTGTCGTCGTCGTCTGATGGCTCGACGAACATGCGGACGGTCCACACGCCAGTGCGGGTCAACTTCAGCCCGGAAGCGTGCGTTTCCGGCTCGCCATCCTCGAAACTGTCCAGTTCAAGCAACGTCACCCCGTTCGCCGGTGCCCACTGGTTGCGGCGCGATGGCCGCACCACCTGCGCGCAGGTCACGAGATAGCCGTGGCCGGCGTCAACCGTTTTCAGACGCGCCTCGATCTTGCGGGCGATCTGCTCAATGACCGGGATGGATGTTTGATCAACCATGATTAGGCGGCAGTCTCGTCGATGGTGACGGTGACAATCAGCCCCTGCGGGAGCGTGCCGGTGCCCACAGTGGCGTCGACCACGATGGAGAGGATATCCCCGTCGGCCAGCGTGGAAGCGGTCAGCGTGCCAGCCTCGGCGGTTCGGACGACCGTGTCGCTGTCGAGCGTGACCACGCCGGTAAGCGCGGTGGCGAATGCGCCAGCAGCCGTGGATCGTTGCAGATCGACGGTGACCGTCGAATCACCAACCGCAGCCGTCATAATCGCCACTTCCACGGCGATGATGCTGTCGGTGGTGCCGCGCACGATGTGGATCGGCACGGTGGCATCAGCCATCGCAGAGCCGTTCGCCTGTCCGTAGCTGATGACGTGCCGGTGGATAGTTTTTGATGTTTCGATGTTTGCGCCGGCGGCGATCTGTTGGGCGGTGATCGAACCAGTCGGAACGGCGAGCGTGCCCGCAATATTCGTCACGCCTCGCAGCGTTGTGTCTTGGAGTACGTTGCTCATGTTGAGACCCTTTTCCATTTGGCGTCGTAGATTTGCTGCGCACGGCCATGAATCCGCTTGGGCAAGTACGCATTCAGTTCAGTCATCACGTCGACGGCGATCTTGTTCGCCGGGTTCTGCCATAGGGCGGCGACGGACGGGCCAAGAGGCACATTCAGCGGATACCGGCTGCGGCCGGATCGTCGGAATGCCAGCGCCACGGCGCTATCGTCGGTGATCGCCCGTGATACTCCGGGCGTGCCAGTTCCGCGCTTCGTCGGAAGTGCGACGAAAGCCCCCGCAAGGATTACGCGAGGCCCAGCCTTGAGAATCTGATAACTGAACTCTTTGCGCTTCCGCTGCTTTTTCCCAAGTTCTCTCCGCTTCTTTGCCGCCTTGGTCAAATATGGCGGATTCTTCGGCTTCCCCCCGAAGCTGATAAGCGTCGGTCGATTGCTGCGGCCTTTGGCGTGACGGTCCAAAACAATTACGGCGCTTGGGTCCTCAGGCGTAGCTCGCACGGCAACCTGGATTGCATCCTTTACCCGCTTCGCACGAAGCATCACCGTTGCCCGCACGCGCTTCCGTGAGATCGCCGCGCCCTTTTTTGCCGTGTCGTTGACCGCCTTGGCGACAGATCGCCCCAACTCGCTCGCCGCAAGCCCGAACTTCGCCGCGATGCGCAGCAGGTCCGTCTGGCTCATTCGCGCCGTCAAGATGGGCCGGGCATACGCCATCTACCGAATCTCCAAACTTACCATGCCGCCTACGACGTCGGCGTATCCAACAATCTTGTGCCTCGTCGCCGTCGCGTCGGGGTGTTCCATCGCCAACTCGATCTGATCGTCACCGCGATCAAGTTCGGCGAGGCTGATTCCGGTGGTCGCATCATTCGCAACCTCAAGCGTGGCAATACGTGAGCCGCCCGCCTCTTCCGGCTGGTCCCGATTGATGATCGCCTTGATGGACCGCGCGGCCGCACCGCGCGGGCGGAACGTCACATCCTCGCCGGCGTGCGCGATCAACACCGGGCCAAGGTACGCGCTGCCGATCTGGTTGAACGTGGCGGACACGATGACCCCTAAAAAGATGCGGGCCGGCCGACCCAGGAGAACCAAATCGGCCGGACCCGCTTCAGCAGCCACAATTGTCAGGTGGTCACGTTGTCGAGCAACTGCCCGACCTCGGTGTACAAAATCTTCTCATCGGTGTCATGCCGATCGCGGTACATGTCCGCTCGCATGTTTTCGTCGCGGTACTGCTCGATCGTTCCGCCGATGGTGGAACCATCTTCGGACCAGTGCAGCGTCCGCCCCAGACACGGTTCGGAGAAGTTGGCGGTCCGGGCAACCTTGGCAACCATCGCGTACTCGCTGGACCAGATTTGACTGACAGCCGCAGTCTGCCCTTCGGCGGCAGTGCTCTTCGACCCGCCAGCGACAATGACCTTCTCCAGGTCGAAGACCTGCGCGAGCATGGCAGCAGTGATGTCGGTCGCCTTGGTTGCGGCACCAGCGCCGCCGGACTGGATGCGGTCAATGATCTGGTCCAGGTTTCGCAAGTTGCGGAACACCGAACGATTGATGATGAGCGCGTTCGGCCACACGCCGGTGCGTGCGTAGACTGCCTGCACCGCAGTTTCCACGTCAGTAATCGGCGTGGCGGTCGCCGTGTGGTTGCTGTCCCATTCATACGTGATCGTCGTGGTGGCAGCGGTGAACGTCGTGGCGTTGAACACCGCCTCGGCGACGCGCCTCTCTGCCGCACGCTGGATCGCAGCGCGAAGAATCTCCACCGTCACGACCTCAGCATCGAAGAAATTGCGGTACATCTTCCGCGCTCGATCATCAATCGGAGATTTCAGCCCGTGCTCGCCACAGGAGTACGTGCTGTTCGTGAACGTCCAGTCCAGGATGTTGTATCCCGACTTGTTGTTCCGCGCCGTTTCGGGGTTCTGGAGAAGCTGTTCGATGGGGATCACCGGGAACACGCCATGCTGTTCCGGCGCGTCGAATTCGGGCAGAACCTGCAGGGCAATGTAGCCCTGCAGGTCCATATCCGCCTCGAATTCCATCAGTGCTTGAGCGATGTCGGGCCGCAGTGTTGCTTGTGAGGTCGATGGGGATGGCATGGTCGGGTCCTTTTATTGTGGCGAGATCGTCGCCGTTGCTTCAGTTGCTTCCGGGTTCGCCCGGTTTCGCCCAGTTGTGCGCTGTGTCGCGGTCGTGTTCGTAGCTGCCCCATGATGCGGTGTTGGGGTAGCCCTGTGTGCCCATATGGTGGAGTGGTGCCTTGCGGGTGATGAGGGTCTTAGCCCCGGCTGCGTGCAGCATCCGTGACCAGTACCAGTCCTCGCTCTCGCGGTAGTGACGCCACTGGCCGTCATCGTGTCGGGCAACGCGGGTTGGGAAGTCGAAGGTGATCTTCAACCCGCCATCTTCGTTCGTTTCGTGGAATAGCGGCTTGCTCAGGTCTGCGACCCAGCATCCGGTATTGTGGAGCAGGTAGTGGCCAAGCGATGCGTCGGCACCAAGTGCCGCAAGATCGTCAAGCCCAAATGTCTCAGGCAGTTCCATGGCCTCGTGCATGGTGATGCGACGCCACGGCCCCCAATGGTTCGACGGCTCGCCGATGCCGCATGATGTCAGCCCCCGATTATCTTTGATCGGGATGACGCTGGAAACCACGTCCGCTCCGGTGGACTGCATCTCGCCCATCAGGATATCGAGCCATCCCGATTCGGCCATCACATCGCCGTGCAACATGGCCATGTGGCTGATTTCACCGGCCTCGAATTTGTTGATCGCCAGCGCCAACAAGGCATTGAAATCGTCAAACCCGTTGCCGTTGTTTGCGGGGATGAATTTATGGTATCTGCTGGCCGACAGCACACCGCTGACCGGCCCCCAATCGAATCCACGCCCGGGGAAACCGAGCATGATACTGGCCGGATTGATCGTCGAACGCTGCATCACCAGACAGGTATCCACGCGGCGTTCCTGCCAGTAGTCGGTGCGTTTGGCGGCATATTCTTCAACCGCCTTGGGCACGCCCGGCTCGTCCGTGCTGTAGTCGTGCAGCACAACGTAGCCGCCTGGAACGGTCTTCGGCATGTACATCGTCAGATCGGCGCAGACGGCCTCGAACGAGTGATCGCCGTCGACGAATAGTAGGCCGGTGTCACCGATTCCACGCGCGGCCTGAATGCTCGTCACAGGCAGGATCGACACCGAGCCTTCCGGCACACCCGATTCATTTAGATTGCCGCGTAACACATCCTTGTTGCAGCCAGCCGGCCCGGCGACGTAACCGCGTTGCGTCGTGTTCGGCGTGTCGGCCACGCCGACGAACGGATCGATGGCGTAGACGTGCTGGCGTGTGCCTGCGGCAGCACCGAGCGACAGAGCCACGGTTGACCTGCCGCGCCACGATCCAATCTCGACGATGGGCGCGGTGGCCACGCGGGCGAGGTCGAACAGCAACCCAGCCTCGCGTTCTGTGAGCCATCCATCGATGGCCACGGCGCGCTTGATCGCCTCCGCTCGGCTGATTGCCTGCGTTGGTGCTGACACGGGATGGTTTTGTACCTGTGACATAATGCGTTTCTCCTGTGCATTAGCGGCTGTTTTGTTTAGCGCCCGGTCCAGCCGCATCGGGCCGGGCGCTCATCGCTGCTGGGTTACGCCTTCGCAAGGTCAGTCGACCACGCGACTGCGTTGTACGCTACGAAGATGTTGAGCCCGTTGTTGCCCATGTTGTACACCGCGTTGGCGGCGGCATTGTTGATGCTGTCGTTGATGGCAGGGAACACGGGCAGGATGGCCGTACCGGAGATGTTCTTTAGGATGCAGATCGCACCAGCCGCAGCTTCGGGGAGCTTGACAGCGGCGGTGTTGTCAGCACCAGTCACGAGCGTGAACGTGCTGGCGGCAACAGCGTTGGCATTGCCGATGGCAGTGCCGCCCGTGACGACGGTGGCCACGGCGAGCGACAGAACCGGCGAAGTCAGCACCGGCGCAGTCAGCACCGGCGCAGTCATCGTCTTGTTCGTCATCGTTTCGGCGCCTGCGAGAGTGGCGAGCGTGCCAGCCACTGCGGGCAGGATGATCGTGCGATTAGCCGCGAGCGTCGGCGCGACGATGGTCGCGGTGTAGTCGCCCGTGCCCGCGCCTGTTCCGATGGCGACCTTGGCGGTCGTCGCATCGCTGTCAGCCACGAACGCGGCGGCAGTGGTTCCGCTGATCGCCGTGCTGATGTCGGTGTTAGCGACGCGCAGCACTTCGAGGATATCGCCATCGGCGGTAGTCGCTTCCATGGCGTAGCCAATGACCACTGTGCCGGTCGCTGCGACCTTGCCGCTGGCAGCGGCGTAAACTGTGCCGCCGATCGCAATGACGCCGCCGGCTACCATCTTGATCGTGCCTTGCGCGGTGGTGAGGCGAACGGTGGTCGGGCCGGCTGCGAACACAGCCTCTTCGACCGTGCCGATTTCAACGTCGCTGGCACCAGCCAGCGCAAGCGCGGCGGGCGTGTCGACGCGGAGGAACTGCCCGAGCGCGCCGCCAGAAGTGAAGGTCTTCGTGGGTCCGTCAGTGTACTGAGACATGTTATCTCACTTTCGTTGCATGTTGAACCTGTTGGTTCTGTTGGTTCGTGTTCGATTCTTATCGACGCGACTACGCCGACCGGACGTTGCACGCCTCGATGTACGCTTGGTGGAGTTCGGGCTGATCCTTGACGACGGCGCTGGTTGCCTTGGCGCGGCTCATGCCGCCTTCAGCCTTGCTCTTGATCGCGGCTTCCCATGCCGCCTTCGGATCGGCGATGGCCTGCTTCGACAGGTTCGCGCCGGCACCGAGCGGCTTCGCGCCGGGAGCGGTGGCCTGCGCCGACTTGAGCGCCTCGATCTGCTTAGACTGTGACGCGACGGTCTGTTCCAGCCACGCGGTGCGGGCCTGGTCGATCGTCATGCTGGACTCGAGCGCCGACAGGATGAAGTGACTCGACGCATTGGGGAGAGCCGCCTTCATCTTGCCGATGGCGCTCGCGGGCTTGTCCTTTTCTTCGTCGTCTTCTTCTTCTTCGGACTTGGCCTTTTCCTCTTCCTTCTTCTTCTCGTCTTCTTCTTCTTCGGCCTTGGCCTTTTCCTCTTCCGTCAGTTCGTCTTCCTTCTTCTTCTCGTCTTCGGACTTGGCCTTTTCCTCTTCCTCTTCCTTCTTCTTCTCTTCTTCGGACTTGGCCGCGAGGATGGTGGTGCTTGCGCGGGGTTTCATAATCGTAGCTCCGTTTGTTTGAGTGTTCGTTGGGTGTGAGGAAAGCTCCGCGAGCGCATCCTCGTATGACATGACGGCATCAATCAGGCCGACGGCGACAGCTTCATCGCCGCGCCAGATTCGGCCGTCAGTTACGTTTTCAAGTTCGGTATCGTCAAGCTCGCGGGCATGCTGGACGGCTGCGATAAACGGTGCATTCATCTTGCCAACCAGTGACTTAAACTCCGCCTGTTGGTCTTTGGTCAGTTCGGTGCCGGTGTACCCTGCGCCCTTGTGCTTTCCGGTCGTAAACAGGTACGTCTTGATGCCTTCGTTTGTGAACGCCTGCGAAACATCGTCAATGGCGAAATACGTGCCGATGGAACCCACCATCGCCGAAGCGTTGGCGATCACTCGCGTAGCCTGCGAGCCGATCCAGTATGCGGCGGACGCGCCGATGTCCTCGAAATACGTCCAGACCGGCATGACCTTGGCGAGCGACGCGACTTCGGCGGCGGCTTCCGGCGTGCCCATCGTCGAGCCGCCTGGCGATTCGATGACCAGCATTGCCGACTTGACCTGACCTGATTTATATGCGGAACGCACCGATCGCAACGTCTGGCGGAAGCGGACGGTTGAGCCGCCCTCGCTCAGGCTGCTGCCGTATTTCGTCAGCACACCTTCGAGGTCGACGATTGCAACACCGTCTTCCGTGACTTCGTATCCACCTGCGCCGGATGAGTTGCCTTCATCGACGCGCGATCGAAACTCAGCGACGTGCTGCTGCCACGTCTGAGTCTTCAGCATGTTCTTAATCGTGCGCTCTGCGTTCGGCTCGATTGACCACACGCCGAGGTACTGCTGAATGCGCGGGATTGAGTTAGCCATTCATCACCCCCTCGTCTGGCGGAACTACGGTCAGCGGAGAGGCCGGAAGCCCCGGCTTCTGGTCAATCGCATTCGGCACGTACAGAAGTTCGTGCCAGTCGACCTCCGTGCCCGTCACGGTCTCGATCTTCTCCGCCGCGACAATCGCGTCGTGGATCAGCCAGTAGTTGTCTTCGATCAGTTCCGCACGGATGTCGTCGATATCCAAGCCACGTTCTGCGAGTTGGCGGCGCGGGCTGGTCTGGCGCTTCTCAACGCGCATCGCGTCGGCCTGCGCGTCCTGCAGCGGCTGAATGTACGGCCACTTCGGCGCGGTCCACGTGTGCGCGTAAATGTCAATATTGGCCGCTTCCAGCTTCGCGGCCATCTTTATAAGCCGCGGATCACCCGTTGCCGGGTCGGTCCATTGGCGCACCTTCCACCGGTAAACCGGCTTCAAAAAGTGATCGATGAGCCAACGCTGGTTGCGGCGGAAACCCATGCGAGCCTGATCGACCGCGCCACGCCAACCGCTGAAGTTCGTTTCGCTGGCGTCCATCGTCAGCATCACCAGCGGCAAGCCGAGATTGATCCCAAGCAGCGTGAGCATCAGTCGGAAGTGTTCCATCGCGCCGGGGTTCGGAACTTCCGGGCTGAATGCGGTAATCTGTTCACCGGGATTGCCGGTGATTTCCATACCCGGCGCGATCTGTTCGACCAGCTTACGCGCGCCGTCGGCATAGGTATCCGATTCCTGATCGCCGAGCCGTGGGTTGGCCTGATTCGTCGCACCAAGTTCGAGTTGACGGATAAAACCGAAGCAACTGACGATCTGCTGCTGCACCAGCTTGGCGAATTGGATGTCTTCAAACATCCCAGCCGTGTCGAAAATCGGTGCCAGTGCCGACACGCCGCGCGTCTGGCTGATGCGCTTCGGGTCAAGCAGGTGCATGACGTTCGGCCATCCCTGGCCGTCATAGGCCGCGTACTGCACCACGTCGCCCACCTTCGACAATGGCATCGTCGGGTCAATCTCATCGCGGCTGAACCAGTATTCCATCCGCTGTCGGCGCTCATTTAGCAGCACGCCATGCACCACGTTCTTTTTCGTGTTACTCGGCGTGCGGCAGCGGTGGGCCTCGACCAGTTCTATCGCGCCGGTGTCGGTGGGTATGACGAACAGATCGCCGTCCAACAGCACGGCACGGAAGGCCAACTCCTGCAAGTCCGCGAAAGTTTTGACGCCGTCAAGGCTGCAAGCCATCGGATCGGACGCCCATTCTTCGAACAGTCGCAGCAGGAGTTGGTCGGTGTCCGTGTCGCCCGTCTTAGGGTCGGGCATAAGCCCGTCCTGAATCGTATTGATCTTCGCCGTGTCGAGCATATGCCCGATGATGGCGTCGTTGCGGTCCATATCCCGCGCGTATTCGATGATGCGCAGGTAGTCCGCTTCGTTTCTGTAGTGGTAGTCGCCGCCGGAACCCATTGGCATGATGCCAGTTCGGCGACGGCGGAACCGGCTCTGCTTGGCAGCGGCATAGTCCGACTTCATCGCGTCGAACGCGGCTGGCAGCGAAGATGTGCGGCGTGCTGGCATCACGAGCGGAACCCCTCGAAGGAGAGGTGACGCGAGCTCGACGTTTGCGCCGAGGCGGATGCACCACCACGCGCGGCCAGCCATGAGCGGACACGCTGCAACTCTTCGCGGATGGATTGCTTGTCCAGCACGATCGCGCTGCCGGCTCGCCCGGTCTGGACCGGCTCACGGCGCAGCAGGATTCGGCACGCGGTCTCAAACGACGCGGCCTTGGATGTGCTGTTGTCCTCGGCATAACTCGCGCCGTTATCGTACGCGGCGAGAACTTCGGCGTAGGTGCTGGTTGAACTGAGGGTTGACATCAACCATCAGTATAGCGATGCGATACTGCGAAAGAAGATGTTACGCGGTCGGATTACGCGGACGGTGCGGATTGTGCAGGCGCATGAAAGAGGCTGCGACCGGTGAAGATCGCAGCCGCGCCTGCCATGCCGCGCCGCGCCCTGCCTCGCCGCCCCCGCGTCAACCCCCGTCAACCGGCGTTACCTCTTCCATCAGCCAGTTCATCACATCGCGGTACGTTTGGACGTGCTTCCCGTTGCGCAGCCGGTGGTTGCCTTCGTCCAACGCCGTGCGCAGCCGGATCATCGTCGCGCCGTTGGCACCCTTCAAGTGCCCATCGATGTGAACGCGGTGCGTCATGCTTCCGCTGATCGGCGCGGCCAGCGGGATCACCATCGTGATCGTCGTATACGGCTCGACCGTCACCGGCGCGGTGATCGTCTTGGCCACTTCCGGCGTGTTCACCTGTTCGGCCACGACCGCCGCCGTTTCGTCGCCGTCATACTCCGGGCTGCCCGGCGATCCTGGCGCTGGCGGAAGCTCGGCGGGCTTGATCGTTGTGCGCTGCGTGGCTCGTTGGCTCGGTCGGGTCCGTGACATGCTGCTGCTCCTACCAATTGGATGTTCGTTGGCTGGCCACGAACGGCCTGCCGTCGGGGGTGGTGATGACTGGTCTGATTCTACGCGGTACGGGCTTCGGCGCGTTCCATCGCCGCAGCATCGCAACCAACGCCAACGCCGAGGCGTCGAGATAGTGATTCTGGCCGCCGTAGCCGGGCGCTTTCTGCCACTTCTCTAGCCCGTCAGCCTCGTCGACAATCAGCCGCTCGGCGACCAGGTGTTTGGCGAACGTCGTGTGCTCTACGGCGCGGGCGACGGCGGGCAGCAGTATCGCCCCGGCCTCGTCCACAGGAACCGCCAGCCGGTCATGTAGACGGCTCTTGGCTAAATCGGCGTTGTGCTCGTACAACTGGACGATACCCGCCTCGGTATGCTTGATTTTCGTCAGGTGGAAGCCGTCAAAGATGGCGATCACCTGCGCCCCCGTGGTCTTGGGCTGGTGATACCGCACCCCGCCGTATTGCCCGAACCCCTGCCCCTTGGCCGGCCAGTGTTGCGGACCCAGCGCCCGGCAGTGCCGGTAGATCGGGACAGGCTTCCAGCCCGCGTCGTACCACATCAGGTCCGGGTGGCGCGTCTTCCCATCCTCATCCGGCCATCCCTGATCGGCGTCGCACATCCGGCCCGACAATGCATTCAAGGCCATCGTCAATGCCGTGTCCACGGGGTACTGGCGGCTCGGCACGTCTTGAATTCCGTAGTCGACGAGTTGGACATGCCGCGTGCGGGCCAGATCGCCAGCCAACAGAACCCAATGCAACAGGTACTGCCCGCAGTCGATGCCTACGGTCATCAGGTCGCACCAACCGGGGACCAGGCCCATCGGCGTTGCGCTCATCCGGTGCGTGATCGCATCGACCGTCAGCGGCACGACCTCGCATTCGTCGGGTTCAATCGGCGTCGTCCACCGCGATTGCTTCAGCGCCTTCTCCCTGCTCCCCTCGTTACCGTCCAAGCGTGCCCGCCATTCCTCGCTCGCCACGTTCCGCAGCGTCTTGATCGTGCTGTTTGCCCGCGTCCACCGAAAGCCGAGCGTGTATGTGCGGGGGAGCGTGCCGACGATCTGGCCGTCTGGCGCAACTTCTTGGCCCCGGTGCACCAGTCGCGGATCGCTGTTCGCCTTCACGCGATCATCTTCCGACCATGCGACGCCGCATTCAGGGCAGACGATGTGCGCCTTGTCCGCCGCGTCTATCTCATCCTCACCATCTTGCCAACCCGTCAACTGCTCGCGCTCCGGCGTCACCCACAACCCGCAGTGCGGGCACTTGACGATGATGCGGCTGGCCGTGCCCGCTTCGTACTCCCGCCAGATTCGCCCGGCCTCAATCGACACGGTGCATTCGAGATATACCCGCGCGAGACCATGCGAAACGTAGGACTCAATCCGCTGCTCCATTTGCGTGATCGGATCGCCCTCGCGGCTCGTCCCCCGCACCACATCCATGCCGTCCGATTCAGTGATGACCAGCACGGGCGCGGTGTACGAGGACCGCTGCTTGTCGCCGCCGCCCGCGCTCATAAACTTCAGCCGCGTTCCGTTGCGAAAGAACACCTCGGACACATCGCCGCCCCGGCTGCCCTGCCCACGCTTGGGCAGCATGCCCCGGTATCGGCTCGCTTCGATGGCGGGCAGGAAGTCGGCGTTCCATTTGCTGCTCGCCAAGTCCATCGACGGAAGGCCGCAGATCACCGATTCGCGCCGCTCGAACAGGTGGTAGATGGTCGGGATGATGAATCCGATCAGGGACTTGCCATCCTGCGTCGGCCCCGTCATAGCAAACCGCCACCAGTCACCGGAGTCAACCGCGTCGAACCACAACCCGGTAAACGGCTGGCGATCCACGCGGAACCGCTCGCCGGAGAATGGGCCATCGGGCAGCACGATCTCATCCTCTGCGAACTGTCGCATGGTCCGCAATCGCGGCGGGCGGCAGTCGCGTAAGAAGTTCCGCGCCAGTTCAAGTTCGGGATTGATCGTCGCCGTTGTCATTGTTCGTGCTGAATGCCGCTTCCAAGTCCGACTGCGATTCGGTCAATGTCTTGTCGATTTCGTCCGCTATCTCCCGGCCGTGCCGCTTGGCCAGTCGCTCGCCCAGCCGCCGCAACTTCGATGCGATGATGGACAACGCACGCGAGGCCGCGTCGATCGGAACGACCTGGGCGTGCTTGATCGCCAACTCGTGCTCGGCAAGCTGGGCCTTGGCGAGGCGCAGCCGGCGGAGCGTCGGGTCTTTGCTGTCGCCCTCCATGAGCAACGCATCATCGCCGGACAGCCGGAACTTCTCCCGCTCCTCTTCGATAAGCCCGTCGATGATCGCCCGAATCGCACGCGGGTGGAACGCGACCTGGTGGCCCTTGCCGCCACCGCTGATGATGCACGTATCCGGGATGTGCGGCTTGTATTTCCGATCGAACATGGCGAGTTTGACGCCGCACAGATCGGCAAGCTGCTGGCGGGTATAGTCGTCTTTTTTTTTACGTCGTGTCGCTGCGACGCGGACCATGCGGCAAAACGAATTAGATTGATCGACCCGTCAACGCTGACCGGCGCGCCTGACTTCAGGTCCGCGCGGATGTTCGCCGCGCTCACGTTCGGCGCGCCGGACGAAATCAGCACGTTGGCGAGTTCGTGCGGCGTGAGTCGCGCAAGGTCGGGCTGCTGTTTCGTGTCGGCCATTATTGCTCCGCCGTCGGCGTTCGTTTTGGGCCGGGCTTACCCATG